ACCACACCCCCACCACCGACACCGACGCCCTGCTGGCCGAGGTGGACGCCCTGCTGGCCGAGGTGGACGACACCGACGCACGGGTGGACGCCCTGCTGGACGGGTGGACGCCACAGCCGGTGGCTGATACCGGAGCGGCCCTGCGGCGCCTCCAGCGCACTGCCCGGCACGCCACCCGGCTGTCGGATCTGGTGGAGCGCCAGCAGCAGGCGCTGGCCGCCCAGCTCGACGCCATGGAGGACTGACCATGGCCGACACCAGCAGGGCACGCACGGCACGGTGGCGCCGTCGGCTTGCAGGACTGCCCGACCCGGACGCCCCACAACCGTGCCCCCAATGCGGCCGACTGGTGAGATCGAACCGCACCGCGCCGTTGTGTTCACGGTGCTGGAAACGATCACCAGCCGGCCGAGAATGGAACCGAGAGAGGGTGGCGAAGCAGCGTGCCAAAACACCACCGCCAGGAGATCAAACATGACCAGTGAGCCGTGGGGCAAGCCCGTAGAAATGGATGCAAAAGCCTTTCTGTTGTGGCTTGAGCTAGCCAGCACGGAAGACGTTGAAAAGTTTGGGTCTACACCGGCGCCTGATCGCTACCTGTCAACAAGCGTGCTTACCAGCAATATCAACGCCTCGATGGAGCGGGTGAAAGAGATCATGCAGCGCCCATCTCACGTGAGTCGATGGGCCTCAGCAGACTGATGCCATCAACACCCCCTACGCCTCTCAACGATGCGCAACCCTGGGGGTCACTACTCAGGCAACTGCCAACACCAACTGCTCGCCATCACGCACCTTCCGCCGTCTGCAGCGTTTCACCACTGCGACTGGTATCCGCTGAACTGCTACCAACACCAGCTGAACCGACTCAGACGCCAGTGATGCCTGCAGCCGCTCCAGGCGCACATCGAGCGCCCGTGTGCTCAGCCCCTCCTGCTGGGCCAGCTCAGGCCTCGGAATCTCCACGCCATCAAGACCCCACGCCAAGGACAACAACCTGCGATCCTGCGGCGCCAGCCGGGCGATCAGACCACGCAGCTGCTCAGCCTGCCGCCACCGTTCACGCTGATCCTCTTCATCCTCTGGTGAGCGGTCATACGTGGCGACCAGACTGCCGAGCTCCAGACCGTCATCAGTGACCACCTGATCCAAGCTGCCCACCGGCCGGCCGTTCTCCAGCACCTGCTCCAGCACGCGCATCGATACGCCCAGCTCTGCGGCGATCTCGGCTTGCGTTGGTGAGCGGTTCAGTTCGCGCTCCAGCCGGCGGGTGATCGGCTCCAGTTTCGCCAGGTGCTGGCAGTGGCTGCCGGGAATCGCGATCGACCTGCCGTGCTGATCCACCCATCGATTGATCGCCTGCCTGATCCACCAGTACGCATACGTGCTGAACCGGTATCCCTTGCTCGGGTCAAACCGCTCAGCAGCGGTGATCAGACCCAGATTCCCAGCCTGTATCAGATCCTCCCGGTCATACGCCTTCGCCAGTCGGTGGCAGCGTTTGGCGATGTACGCAATGACCAGCCGCAGGTTCGCTGACACGAATCGATCACGTGCCCGCATGCCTCGTCTTCGGATGCCTGGTGGGCATGGGTCGGGGTGCTGCTGCCACCGCTGGATTGCAGTGCCCAGCTCGATCTCCTCGGCTGGTGTGAGCAGCGGGATGCGGCCGATGCTGTCGAGCCACCAGGACTGGGCCACCGGTGCGAGTGTGAAGGATTGCGCCCAGCATAGGTGCAGAACCGGAACCTAACCGGTAGAGTTTGACGGTTCGCAGCACTCGCGACGCCATGGACGATTTCAAAGATCTGCTTAGGGCTTTTGCCCCTGCAGCCGCCGCATATGCCTGCGTGCTGATCCTGCTCTTGCTGATCGGAGCCCCGATCATGTGGCTGCAGGCCAGCCAAGAGGCCGCCTCCTTCAACCGCTTTACCACTGGCCCTAAGGCCACCGCATGGGATGCCCTGTGGGTTCAGCTGCGCGTGGAGGCCGACCGATGAGCACCCTCTACGACCTCACCGGTGACGCGCTCCGGCTGCAGCAGCAGATTGACACCGCCGCCACCGACCTGTTCAGCGATGACCCGGCCGTGGTGGCAGCAGCTACCGCAACGCTGGAGCAGCTGATCTCTGCCGAGTTCGACAACCGCCGGCAAGTCGAGGCCAAGGCCGACGCCTGGTGCTGGGTCATTGACTCACTCCGCGCACGCCGCGATGCCCGCAAGGCTCGGGCTGCAGCGTTGGCTGAACTGGCCGCTGCTGATGAACGGCAGGCTGACACCCTGCAGGATCGCCTCATCGCTGCGCTCCAACGCATTGACCCAGAGGCAACGAAGTGGGATCTGCCTGAGCACAAGCTGACCAGCCGCAAGGTGTCCGCAGTCGAAGTGACGGCTGACGTGTTCGTGCTGCCGGATCGTTTCCAGCGCGCACGCACCACGTATTCACCAGACAAGACCGCATTGGCCAATGCGCTGAAGGCTGGTGAGCAGATTGAAGGCGTCGCACTGGTCGAACGCCGCAGCTGGAAGATTGCCTAGCCGCCATGCAAACCCACAACCTCAGCTCCTTGGAGTGCGAAACGGCGCTGTCTGATCTGATCCTTCAGGCCGCCCGCCAAGCGGTGCCCAAGCACGTCGATCACCTGATCCGACTGCCGGACTGCGGAGCACGGAATCAGCCGCTCATGCCGTTGCTGGTGGGCCTGATCGATGCGGCACGGGTTACCGCTATCGCCGTTGCAGATAACGCCTGGGATTCAGGCCAAGCCATCCCAGCCGATCTGATCAACAGATTGAAAACTGATGTTCAAGCTGTCCTGCGTCATCTGCAGGCAGCAACTGACGTGTTCTGACCAATGGCTTACTTCATCACCTACATCAAGAACGATCAACGCCATGAACTCGAATGGATTGCCGGAAACGGCTGGTCGGTTGATTCGATCCGCCAATGCTTCAGTATCCGCCACCCGCAGGCGGTTATCGTCTCAATCCACGAGCGGCCATGTTCTTCCCTGTAATCGTCAGCCTATTGTTTCGCTGGCGCTCTACAAGGCGCAACGCCGTAGGGCTGTCATTGCTGCCCAGGCCGCTGCCCGTCGCCGAACCACGATCGCCGTGGTGCTATCAGTTCTCGGGCTGATTGGTGCAGTTGTCACCCTTGAGCGTGAAGCCCGTCTGCAGCAGCTGGAGGTGCGCCAATGAAAGCACACTGGCGGTTCAATGCTGGCGATGTGGTGTACGTCGCTGGCCATCCGCAACAACCGGCACGGGTTACTGCAGCCTTTGGTCACGGCGGTTCTGCCTGGCCGCATTACCTGATCGTTGATGCGTTCGGTGCTGAATGGCGCGTCTGTCAGCTGCACCTCTCCAGTTCTGTTATCCGTTCCCGACCGTGATCCTCTCTGACTGGCAGATCCGCAGCCGTTGTGAAGGCGGCATGATCCAGGGTTACGCCGATGAGCTGATTAACCCAGCATCACTTGACGTACGCCTTGGTGACACGCTGCTGATTGAATCAGCCGTCAGCCGCGAGCTGGTGCCGTATCCGCTGGGCGGTCATACCGAAGCCAACCCATATGAACTGGTGCCGGGTCAGTTCTGCCTGGCCCAGACGGTGGAGGTGTTCAACCTGCCGGACGATATAGCGGCTCAGTTCATGCTGAAGTCCAGCCGCGCACGTGAAGGGCTTGAGCACTTGATGGCCGGATACTGCGATCCCGGCTGGCATGGCAGTGTGCTCACACTGGAGCTGCACAACTCCCGCCAGCTCTGGCCGGTAGGGCTCTGGCCTGGGATGAAGATCGGCCAGGTTGTATTCCATCTGATGGCTGAACGTCCCTTGCGGTCGTATGCCGTCAGTGGCAGATACAACATGGACGTCACCGTCACGGGCAGCAAGGGATGACCACCCGGAAGTTCACCGCTGAGCAGATCGCGGCGATCATTGCATCACCTGAAACGCACCGTGCTCTAGGGCACGTGTATGGCGTCAGCCGTGAAACGATCCGCCAGATACGGATCGGCAAGATTTACCGCGACGCTTTGCCTGATGGTTACCGGCCACCACCAGGGCCAAACGATCCGAGCTGTGAACGGTGCATGCACTGGCATCACGGCGAGTGCGGGCTGGGGTTTCCAGATCCAGCACTGGAGGGTCCAGGGTTCGCACGTGACTGCTCCCTCTTCGGCAGGGAGGGGTGCTGATGCGGAAGTGCAGCCCCAGACTGTTGCTTACCGTGGCAGAAGCCGCCGAGGCTCTCGGCTGCAGTGAGCGGCATATCAAGCGCCTCATCCATGAGGCGGACAGTTCCCGCCGTTCGCGCTGGCGCTGGGGCCGTGAGCTGATCGACTTGGCACCAGTGGGTGCTCAGCGGCGCATGGTGCGGGTGAATGTTGGGGCGGTGGTGCCAGGGGTGGGGGTCGGCACGTAATGGCCCTCCACTTCTCAGTTGTCAAAAAGCGTGAAGTCGCGCACCTGCTAGCCAGCTACCACTACATAGGCAGCCAATGCGCAGATCCGACCTACGCGTTTGCATGGCGAGCTGATGGCGGACTTTTTGGCGATTCGGGCGAACCAATGGCGGCGGCCCTGTTTGCGCCTTCTGCCGCAAGGGCCTGGGGCCCTAAAACGCTTGAACTGACCAGGCTTGTCCGGCACCCCTCGATAGATGAGCCGTTAACGAAGTTTCTGTCTCAGTGCCTTAAGTTTCTTTCTAAGACCGGAAGATTTGATCTTGTTATTTCATACGCAGACCCATCCGCCGGCCATCACGGCGGGATCTATCAGGCTGCGAGCTGGGTGTATCTAGGCACCTCCACCAGCAAGGTCACTTGGATTCACGCTGCCACTGGGCGTCGGTCAAGCCAGCGCAGCTTTGCACAGTCGAACTACAAAGAGTCGGACGGATGGGTAAGATCCAAGACAGGCAAAAAGCACGTCTACGCTTTCCCGTTGCACAAATCAAAGCGCAACGATCTGAACTGCCGCCGGCTGCCCTATCCCAAACCGCTACCACCTAACGCCCTCTCAGCCGCCTCAGCCACCTGATGCGGCTGTATGTGGGCACGGTACGTCTTGGCATGCTGCTGCGGCGTGTGGCCCATCAGCCTGGCAGCGGTGTAAATATCCAGCCGGCTGCCGCCTTGCTTCCACAGCCGGCCGGCGTACGCATGCCTAAGCGCATAAGGCCGCCATGGCAAACCGAGCCGGCGTAGCTCCTTATGCAGCCACTTCGACACGGCAT